AATTAACGTTCGTCGTTTGTTCCTTACTGTAGAACAGGCACTTCAAAAGTCAGCTGAAGCTCAACTGTTCGAACTGAATGATCAAATTACAAGAGCGAACTTTGTTAACATCGTTGAACCTTATCTCCGTGATGTTCAGGCTAAGAGAGGTCTTTATGGATTCCTGGTTGTTTGTGATGAAACAAACAACACTCCTGACGTAATTGATAATAATGAATTTAGAGCTGACATCTTCTTGAAACCAGCTAAGTCCATTAACTACGTAACACTTACATTCGTGGCCACCAGAACTGGTGTTAGCTTCGAAGAAGTTGTTGGTAGAGTTTGATTTTAGATTATAAATTACTAAAGGAGGAACCAAAAAATGGCACAAATCCCAACAAGAGGCATTTCACAATTTAAATCAAAACTCATTGGTGGAGGTGCTCGTCCTAACCTTTTTGAGGTTGACGTTACCTTCCCACCTGGAGTAAACCTCGCAGTTCAAGGAGATGGAACTGGTCAGTTTGATAAAGAAAATTTCCGTTTCCTTTGTAAAGCGGCTGCTCTTCCAGCTTCAACAGTAACTCCAATTCAAGTTCCATTTAGAGGAAGACAATTAAAAGTTGCTGGTGATAGAACTATTGACGTTTGGACAGTTTCGGTAATTAATGATGAGAACTTCTCACACAGAAGAGCTTTTGAAGCTTGGGCTCAAAACGTAGCTCAATATGGAGATCATTCGGGTTTAACTAATCCTAATGATTACATGGGTAACGCTATTGTTTACCAACTTGGAAGAAGTGCGTCAAATCAACAGGGAAACAACACTACTGGCGAAAACGCGAATATCTTGGCACAATATCGTTTCATCGATATTTTCCCAACTGGAATCTCTGAGATTGGACTTTCTTATGATGGTGGTAGTAATACTATTGAAGAGTTTACTGTTGAGTTCCAAGTTCAGTACTGGTTCCCTGAGGCACCTGGAACTGGAGCATAATAAATAGATCATAAGTAGACAAGAACTTTAATAATGGCAAAATTGTTTGGATTCTCTATTGAGGATAACGAACCACTATCACCAGGAGTAGTTAGTCCTGTTCCTCCAAATAATGAGGACGGGACTGACCACTACCTGAGTAGTGGTTTTTTTGGCTCTTATGTTGATATTGAAGGAGTATATAGAACTGAGTTTGATTTAATTAAAAGATATCGTGAAATGGCACTTCACCCAGAATGTGATAGTGCCATTGAAGACATTGTAAATGAAGCTATTGTATCAGATACGAATGATAGTCCTGTTCAAATCGATTTAGACAATCTGAATGCAAGTGATGGGATTAAAAATAAAATTAGAGATGAATTTAAATATATCTTAGAACTTTTAGATTTTGATAAAAAGGCTCATGAAATTTACAGGAATTGGTATATTGATGGTCGTCTTTACTATCATAAAGTAATTGACTTAAAAAATCCACAAGAAGGTATTCAAGAACTTCGTTATATTGACGCACTTAAGATGCGTTATGTGAGACAAAATAAAAAGAAAAAAGATAACGGAAATACTTTTGCAAGAATGAGATCTGATAATCCTATGGATTATGAGTTCCCAGAGATTGAAGAGTATTTTATCTATAGTCCAAAAACTTCTTACCCAACACAAAATCCCACCGCTTCTGGTGCAAATAATGGAATCAAAATGTCAAAGGATTCCATTACCTATTGCACTTCAGGTCTTGTAGACAGAAATAAGGGTTCAACACTTTCATATCTTCATAAAGCAATCAAGGCTCTCAATCAACTGAGAATGATTGAGGATTCACTGGTTATCTATAGACTTTCCAGAGCACCTGAAAGAAGAATTTTCTATATTGATGTTGGAAATCTTCCCAAAGTAAAGGCAGAACAATACCTCAGAGATGTGATGATGAGATATCGCAACAAACTGGTATATGATGCAAACACTGGAGAAATTCGTGATGATAAAAAGTATATGAGTATGCTTGAGGATTTCTGGCTTCCTCGTCGTGAAGGAGGTAGAGGAACTGAAATCTCTACACTTCCTGGTGGTCAGAACCTTGGAGAAATCACAGATATCAAGTATTTCCAGGAAAAACTTTACAAATCACTCAATGTTCCCCCAACTCGTATTGGTGGAGAAGGTGGATTTAATCTTGGAAGATCTTCTGAAATTTTGAGAGATGAGCTTAAATTCAGTAAGTTTGTTGGTCGTTTGAGAAAGAGGTTCTCAAATATGTTTAGTGATATGTTGAGAACTCAACTTCTTCTTAAGAATATCATCACTCCAGAAGATTGGGAGATTATGAATGAGCATATTCAATATGATTTCCTTTATGATAATCACTTCTCAGAACTCAAAGATGCCGAACTTCTGAACGAAAGACTTGCTCTTGTTGGAACCGCAGAACCTTATGTTGGTAAGTATTTTTCTGTAGATTATGTAAGACGTAAGATTCTTCGTCAAACAGACCAAGAAATTCTTGAACAAAATGCATTGATTACTAAAGAAATTGAAGATGGAACAATTCCAGATCCTGCTATGATGTCTGTTGATCCACAAACTGGACAACCAATTCCATCAGCTGGTGGTGGTGCATCTTCAATGGATTTGGGACAACCAGTTATGGAACCTGATATAAGTGATCAAGAAAAATCAGTAGAAATGCCTCCTGGTGGAGAAATCTAATAAATAACAAAAATACTTCATTTTGGAATTATGGATGAACTTATGGACATGATTGTTTCTGATGAGAGTCCTTCTCAAATCAGTGACAAAATCAAAGATATTCTCTTCTCAAAAGCAGCGGAAAGAGTTGATAACTACAAACCAGTAGCTGCAGATTCTTTGTTTGGCAATGAAGAAGATACTGAAAATTACGAACAATCATAAATAAAAAGTATAAGACTTTATTATAAAAAATGCAAAGAACTAAGATAATTGAGACTGAAGTTTCTACAGGTGGATCTGCCGGTGCTGCTACAAGTATTGGAAGCGCTACCTGTGTAAGAATTCACAATGATACATCAGGTATAGTTACTGTTGGTGTTTCCACTATTGTTGGAGCAGCAACTACAAACTATTTCACAATGCCGGGTAATTCTGTTGAATTTCTTGAGAAATTTCCAACTGATGTTATCTGGTCATCAACATCTATCAAAGCATCAAAAGTAGGATTTACCAACTAAAGACATGAAACTCATCAGAGAAGAAATCGAATCAGTTGATTTTATCGTTGAAGAAAAAAACGGTAAGAAATCAATGTATATTGAAGGAATTTTTCTTCAAGGAGATATTCAAAACCGTAATGGTCGTATGTATCCTATGGAAACTCTTCGTCGTGAAGTTGGAAGATACAACGAAAATCATGTTATGTGTGGCAGAGCTCTTGGAGAACTCGGTCACCCAGATGGTCCTACTGTAAATCTGGATAGAGTTTCGCATAAGATTATTTCCCTAAGAGAGAGTGGTTCTAACTTTATTGGAAAGGCGAAGATTCTTTCTACTCCAATGGGTAAGATTGCAGAATCTCTGATTTCTGAAGGAGTTAAACTTGGAGTTTCTTCTCGTGGTGTTGGTTCTCTTCGTCAAACAAGAGAAGGTTATAATTTAGTTGGTGAAGACTTTATGTTGGCTACTGCAGCTGACATTGTTGCTGATCCTTCAGCTCCTGATGCATTTGTTTCGGGAATTATGGAAGGAAAAGAATGGGTTTGGGATGGAGGAATTCTCCGTGAGAAATATGCAGGGAAGACTTATAAGAGAATTAATACTCTTGTAGATCAGAAGAAATTAGAAGAGAATAAGCTTAACTTATTCAATGATTTTCTTACAAATCTTTAATTTATAAATAAATATAGTTTAAAATCTAAGGTCAAAACGGAGAGTTCAAATGTCTGGTGGAGATTTACAAGAAATGGAAGTAGGCACTAAGCAATCCAAAACCGCTGTTAATGCTGGTGCAAAAGCAGCGGATCCAATGGATACTTCAATCGCTGGTTCTTACGAAGATCTGGGTGGACCTACCCCAGAAAACTATAGATCTGATAACGATTCAGCCAAACTGAAGACCCCTGGAGCGACACTTTCTCAAGTCAAGAATGTTGTCAATAAGGGAGCAAAAGCTGCAGATGCTATGTCATCTGTTAAAGAAGAAGAAGAACTGGATGATGAAGATCTGATTGAAGAAGAGCAAGAAGAAGAGGTTGTGGAAGAAGAAGCAACTGAAGAGTATGATATCGAAGAAGATGTAAACGCTCTTCTTGGTGGTGAAGAACTCTCCGAGGAATTTAAAGAGAAAGCAAGAGTAGTTTTCGAATCAGCACTCATGGCGAAAGTCAATGAGATTAAAGAAGCTCTCGAAACTGAGTATCAAGAGAAAATTTCTGAGGAAGTAGAAGAAATTAAGGAAGCTCTCGAAGAGAGAGTTGATTCTTATCTTGAGTATGTTGCTGATGAGTGGTTCACTGAGAACCAACTCGCAGTTGAATATGGTCTTAAGACCGAAATGACCGAATCCTTCCTGGAAGGAATGAAGGGTCTTTTTGAAGCACATTATGTATCAATCCCTGAAGATAAATATGATGTTCTTGAGAGCATGGTAGAAAAACTTGATGACATGGAGACAAAACTCAACGAGCAGATTGAGAAGAACATCCATCTTAACCAAAGACTCGCAGAGTC